AGAAAATGAATCAAGTTAAATTCTCAGAGTATTTAAAAGACATCGTAACAAAAGAAGGCGTTTTATCTAGCTGTTATTCTACGTTCCATAATTACAGCATTTTAAATCAATGCATGGCATCCAGTCAGCTTCAAGCCCGTGGCCAAAAGCTTGCGCCTATTGCATCATATAAAAGATGGCAAGAACTAGGCCGCCAAGTTAAAAAAGGTTCAAAGGCCATCGCGTTATTAATGCCGGTGCTAGTCAATAAAAAAGACAAAGAAGGCCAAAAGACCGATGACAAAATGCAATTATTCGTGACGCGTAATAACTGGTTTTCTTTAGATGATACCGAAGGCCAAGACTTTAAGCCCGAAGTTAAAATAGCTTCATGGGATAAAGAAAAGGCCATGGCCGCATTAAATATCAATGAAATAGAATTTCAAAAAGTCAATGGTAATTCTCAAGGATATGCACGCGAACGCGAAATTGCTATTAATCCGCTTGCGATCTTACCTCATAAGACACGCTTTCACGAATTGGCGCACGTTGTTTTAGGCCATACAGCTGAAAATGCTTTAATGAGCGATTCAGAACATACACCAAAGAATATTAAAGAAGTTGAAGCTGAGTCAGTGGCTTATATTCTATGCGAACTCTTAGGCCTTGAAGGCGTAAAAGAATCACGCGGCTATATTCAGCACTGGTTAAACTCTGACACGATTCCAGATAAAAGCGCACAAAAGATATTTGGGGCGGCTGATAAGATTTTAAAGGCTGGCCAATAATGACTAATTTATTAAAACACTTTATTTGGTTAGTATTAGGATTTATCAGTTTTTATTGCTGGCTTATTCTATTGCTAGCATTCTAGAATCATCTTTTAAAGCCTCTTTATAGGGGCTTTAAGGGGCTGATTTTGGCCGAAACCATGAAAGGTAAATTATGATTTTATCAGTATCAATTAACGCTTATGAATATAAAGATCTAGATCATAAAGCACAAAGGATCGTTATTCGATGGCTTGATCTTGAACCATTAGAATATCAAGACGAAAAAGGCGTTTTTCATTATGCTTATTTTTCAGATGGATCAGACATCGACATAGAAGAACATTGTCTTATGAATGAATATCTTTTTGATAAGAATGGCAGACCTATCCACGATTTAATAATTAAATAAACCATGAAAGGTATTAATGATGACTATCAACATTTTAGAACTAGATCAAGTATGCAATATCACGCAAGAAGTTTACTTTGAAATTGTAGATCATTTCGGCATTGCAAAGGAATGTATAGAACATGATCCGGACAATCAAGACGGCACGCGCAATACAGAATACGGGGAAAACCTCTATAATTTAATAGAATACGCCGTCAAGAATGCAATAGACTACCAAGAACTTGAAGGCGCGGCTGGCATTATATCCAGCGAGCAAGACAAGTGAAATACGTCCGAATTTATCTATATATTTACATAGTCATGGCATGCTATTCAATTATTAGCTTGCTATATTATTCAATTTAATTCTTGATAAAAGATATCGGGTCATGGTAAGATCATGGCTCGTTATCTTTTTTTTAATCCGTGAAAGGAAATAAGAGCATGAAATTTATCGCTTATTATCGCGTATCAACAGAAAAACAAGGCCAAAGCGGCCTAGGCCTCGAAGCTCAAAAACAAATCTGCTATGCTTACGCCCAGCAACAAGGCGTCGAGATCATCACAGAACTTACAGACGTAGAGTCCGGCAGTTATCATGACCGAGCCAATTTAAACATGGCTTTGGATCTACTTAAGAATGATCGTGATTGTAAATTATTGGTAGCCAAACAATGCCGCCTTACAAGATCAGTCGCATTGATGTCAAAGCTATTGGAGGAATTACCGCCTAATAGTATCGTGGTTGCAGAAAGTCCACAAGCCACAATCTTTGAACTTCATATCCGCGCAGTATTGAATGAAGAAACAAGGCGACAGATTTCAATCAACACCAAGAACGCACTTAAAGCTGCACGCGCACGCGGCATACGTTTAGGTGCGCCATCACATTCTATCAAACAAGCTCAATTAGCCGGTGGCAAGGCACTTAAAGTTAAAGCAGAACAATTTGCACTCAACATGATTGATGCAGTTCAGATCATCAAGAATCGCAATGGTCGTTTTGATGCAGAGAAATACGCTGAGGATCTTAATCTTTTAGGGATTAAAACATTCAAAGGCGGGAAGTGGAACAAAAGCAGCGTTTATCGTTTAATGAATAACATACATAAATTAAGAGAGGATATAAATCTATGGTAGGAAAACTCACACCAAATGACATTTTGTCATGCAGTAGACTTCCAGCAGTGTTAGGTTTCAGTAAGTATCGAACAGCTAACGATGAACTCAAAGTTTCAATAGATGCATTACATGGCAAAGAGCCGGAATTCAACAGCAACGAAGCTATGGATTGGGGAAACAAGTTAGAGAAAACAATCCTTGCGGAGTCAGCAACAAGGCTCGGGCTTGAATCGTATGATTTAGAACACGATAAAGCATACTTTCATAAAGACATACCATTGGCATGTTCCCTTGATGGCACAGCGATTGGCAATGATAGTGTCATCTATACAGATATTGACAAAGGCATCTATGTCATGAATCAAGACTCTATTAAGTTAAGTGGCACAGGCATACTTGAAGCCAAGCTTACTGGTCAAGACGTTGAAGATACACCGGCAGTTTATCGTGGTGTGATTCAATTACAAGGTCAGATGGACATCATGGAAGCCTCATGGGGCGCGCTTTGCGTGCTGTATCGTGGCACTCAACTAAGAATATTCTTGTATCAATACAATGAAGATCAAGTCAACATGGTGCGACAAGCTGCTATGGAGTTTGATGAGAAGATGCAAAAGTATAAACGTGATTCTGAAATTGATTGGTATCCTTTAGCAACAAGCGCAGAAGCCACAAGGATCTTTGACCATGCAGAAAAAGAAACCATTGAACTTCCAGAGATTGAAATACAAGCTGAGAAGATCATTACTTTAAGAGAAGCTATTGCAGAAGCAGAAGAAGCTATTGATAGATTACAGCGCAACATTATGGATCAGATGCGGGATGCTGAGGTGTGTAATGCGGGTCGTTACAAGATCTCATGGCCTATGCGTCAGTATAAAGCACAACCAGCAAAAACTGTGCCAGCAAAAGAGGGTTATGTCATTCGCCAATCTAAACTATCTATAAGGGATCGTATATGATAAGACAGCCATATACTTACATCGATCAAGAGATGTTAGATGCAGCAGTTAAAGCATCTAAGTATACGACTGTTAATAGAACTAAATCATCACCTTATGATACAGTTTTAGGGTTAGTTGGAGAATTAGTATTTGCTAAGTGGTATTTAAAAGATTGGAAATTACATAATCTTTATGATACAAAAGGCAAGGCTGATTTTTTTAATGAGATAGAAATTAAGACAAGCGCTCATCCATATCAAGATAATTTACATTTACTTGTTAGGGAAGATTACGCTCGTAAAAGAAAGCCTCAATTTTATGTGCAGATATTGATGGACATACCAAAGGAAGCAAAAGAAATAGTATCTGGTATGAAAGCAATATTAATAGGTTATGCAGTGCATGAGCAAGTCGATGAAGCACCACTCAAAGACTTTGGATCTAAACTTGGTGGAGATGCTGGGTATAGATGTCATTATGTTCCATTTAGTAAGTTATTGCCTATGCATCTCTTTGATTTTTCAGTAGGCTTGAATAAGGTTACGGAGGATATTTATGAATGAATTACAACAACAACAGGAGAAAAGTATGAAAACTATAGCAGCCGCCTTTGTTAAGGCACAAAAAGAATTTGCACCAGCATTAAAGACAGCAACCAATCCACACTTTAGATCTAAGTATGTAGCTTTGGATGGCTGTATTGAGGCTGTGCTTGATGCCCTAAACAACAATGGCATAGCATTGATTCAGCAAACACATGATTGTGAGAATGGTATTCGCATTGAAACAATCCTATTACATGAGTCTGGTGAGCAGTTAAGTGGTGGTATCTTACATGTGCCAGCACCTAAACAAGACCCACAAGGATATGGATCAGCCCTTACTTATGCCCGTAGATATAGCCTTATGGCTACTTGTGGCATAGCCCCAGAGGATGATGATGGTAATTTAGCTACAGAAAGAGCTGGCAGTGTTGTAAAAAAGCAACAAACTAAGGAATATGTGTTCTATATTCCCGGAAAAGACCCTATAAACGTAGAAGATGTCTTGACATGGCAAAAGAAATTCGATGAAATGTCTGAACAGCTAGTGAATTCTAGCTTAACACCAGAGGAAAAGATATCGAAACTAAAGGCATTAACAGACGCTAACCAGCCCTCGTTAAATCGCCTACCCATAACAGTTAAGATGCAATACATAGGCAAGCAAGCCACACGCATCAATCATGTGAAAGGACAATCATGAAGCAATACAAAACTAACTTTAATGCTTTTGAATGGCGCTATCCACGCTCATTTAAAGAGCTTAATGGCTATGAATACGAGGTGACATTAGAGTCACCCAAAGAGAAAAGGCAACGCGTATGGAGAGCAACTAAGATCTCCGTAGGCATTGCCTTGTCTATGTATGCTTGGCTTACTTATTCATTACATACATTGTAACTTCGAAGCCGAAGCGCATTTCAGTAGCTGCTGGTTTTGTCCACATAGTTGTTCTCCTTTCAACTACGATTGTAGTCTGATATAGAACAATGTATATACGCAAAACCATGAAAGCTT